ATTGTTAGATGCTTTTATTATTAAGCTACCAGTTCCAGATTCATCTATATAGCTATTACTACCATCGTGATACAGTTTTAAATCATTTCCAGTTCCAAGCTTAAGAAATTTCCCATCTTGTAAATGCGCATCTTTTAAAAAGTTAAACTCTCCATTTTGATCGTAGTAGTGAGGTGTTCGTCTTCCCCTGGGGTAACCACCCCATATCTGCATACCATAAAGATTTATATTATTGCTGCTGCTTGACCCTGTTGACCAGTTAGGAGTAAACTCTACCCTTATATCAGTAGCATGACCCGTAGATGTAGTGTTAGTCTCGTGCCAAGGTATGTTTGAAAAAGGTAACCAACCATGACCAGGCCAAGAATATATAGTATTAGTTGCTGAAGTATGTTGAAGCCAAGTTCCGTCAGAACATCTTTTCTTCCATATATGAACTTGAGTATTGTGAGAGTTGCTAGACCAGTACATGTACATAGCATTAGCAAACGTGTAGCCTTTAGCTGTAAATTCAACTCTAAACTTATAATACGTGTTTGGTATTATAACGCTAGAATTGTTTGTTCTTAAAAACTTTCTTTTCTGATCATCACTATATGATGTTATTTCTACCCAACTGCTACTACTAGTTGCTTGACCCCAAAACGTTAAATCTGAAAGATCATCGTAGTCATTAGCTAGAGTAGTTTTAGGTCCAAACTGTTCTTCGAATAAAGCCATCTCAGTAACAGTAGGATCTCCTAGGTTATTTCTTGGTCTACCGCTTAGCCTTTGTCTAAACTCATTAGCATCAACATAGTGAGCATCATTTATGTTACCAAGAGACATGTTGATACCGTCAGCATAGTCTGTTCCTGCCCAAGTTAACTTTCCAGTCCAGCTGTCATTAGCATCACTTCTTAAATATTTTGACTGTGTAGATGACGATGTTAAGTAGCCGGCACTAGCGTGGTTACCCCAACTATATGCGGTGTCCCAGTTAGTTGCGTTGTTTGTAAAGTTGCCTGAATGATAAACTTGTGTCCAAGCTTGACTAGTATTTATTGCAGTGTTAGAAAAGTTTCTATAATAAATATTTCCATTACTACTAAATCCTAATTGGCTATCATAATTTCCATTGTGTCTATTTAAAGTTATAACTGCATTAGCGTTGTTAGTAGCGCTAAATAGACCTGAAGTTCCATTGCTAATTTGACCAGTAAAAATTAATTTATTATATCCAGGAGCAGTTAATAAAGTACCTCCATCTCCTAAGAAAGCATTAGTCTCAGCTGTTAAGTACCCTTGTGCACTATGATCACCCCAGCCGTATGCCGTGTTCCAGTTAGCATAGTTAGCGCCTATGTCTACACCGTCAACTGTACCAGATACAGCTATATTGCCTGTAATAGAAATACCAGTGTTTGTTGTAGCAAACTTAGTATTACCATTATAGTAAAGAAATGTTCCTCCGTTAGCTGTAGATCTAAACGCTGTTTCAAATAAATTACCTGTAGGATTATGGTGTCTTATATCTAGGTTGTTACTTCCAGCTAAAGTTTCTACATCTATGTATTTACTACCAGCTCCAGTAAAGTTAAGCTCACCAGTCATGTTAACACTGCCAACTGATATGTTTCCAGAAACACCAGTTAAATAACCTGCGCTTGCATGGTTACCCCAACCGTAAGCTGTGTTCCAGTTAGCGTAATTAGCGCCTATGTCTACGCCGTCAATTGTGCCAGTAACACTTAAGTCACCATCAACGTTTAAGTCTTCTAGAAATCTAACTGACATTTAATTTAATTTAATTTGTTTTATATTCTAGTTATCACACATCTGTAAGCTGCAGCAGCTGGCGCTGTTCTAAAAATAAATCTAACGTTGTCTGTGTCTAGTCTAATAACTTCAGCATAAACAGTTTCGTAAGTACTATTGTCGTACAATTGAACGTTTACATCTCTTGTTCCTAAGTTATGGTTTATTGTTACAGATGTAGCTCCACCTACATTAGCAGCGTGTCCTTTGTTAGCCTTAGCGTCTAGCTGTGTTTGTATATTACTTGTTACACCATCTAGATAATCAAACTCTGTAGACGTAACACCTGTAGCGTGTAGTGTATCTAAGTAGTTTAACTCTGTGACAGAACCAGTATATCCGTCAAGTTTGTTTAGTTCGTTAGCGGTTGAAGTTAGGGTTGTGCCGGCTATAGTTAAAGTTTTAACCTTAGTGTTCCATGCTTCAAAATCTGCTAAACCTGTACCGTTGAATAAGTTAAATTGAGTATTAGCTGCAATCCACTTAAGACCAACGTCATCTCCAGTACCACCTTCAATAGTTATACCAGCACCATCAACCGGTCCAGACGTTGTATTATTGCTGTCTAACACTATGTTGTGATCAGCTATGTTTACTGTTTCAGAGTTAACCGTGGTAGTTGTACCTGAAACTTGTAAGTTACCAGTAATAACAATTGTATCACCTGAGTCAGCACCTATAACAATGTTTTCATTTGCAGCGCCACCAGATGATTCTAGCGCGGCTAATCTAGTTAATAAGTTAGCATTACTTACGTCTACGTCTGTGTTCGTAGTAAACGTAAGGTTGTTTTGCATGTATGTTTGCAGATTACCAATACTAGCTCTTCTTAGTCCGCCGGCTGAGTCGTCGTACGTTAGCATTTGGTCTCCGCTAGCGAAGTTAGCGCCAAGAGCCGAGTGACCTACTACAGCAGTTCTATCTAAAACTGTTGCTCCATCGCCCGTAGAAGTAACTTGACCACTGTGATTTGGATGTACATAGTTGTTTGCGTCTGTAGCTCCAGTATAACCTAAGTTAGCTAATGTTAACGTTCTTGTTGCAACGCTAGCATTTGCATCTGTAACATGACCTAAAGTATCTGTAGTGATGTTAAAGTCAAGATCTGATATAACAGTAGCGCCAGTTAAAGCGCCTGTGTCTACAGATGCGTCGTCACCAGGATGTGATGGGTGAGAATAAACAGTGTCAGTCCAAGGGACGTTAACAAATGCTTTTTCAGAAGAAAGCTCTACTGGATAATTCTTGCCGTTTTCTGTGTAACCTATCTTTATACCACCAAGAGTACTTGACGTAGCAACTGACAGAGTAGTATCTAGTATACTAGTCCAAGCTCCGTCTATATAAAGCTTTAAATCGTTATTAGCTCCACTGGTATCAAAATATATTCTACCTTCGATACCCGTAGGCGCTGCTCCTAGATTGTGTATTACAAAGTTTTGTAATTCACCACTGTTTAAATCTACGTTTTGTAAAAAATTAATTGCCATGTTTTTAGTTTAAATATGCTTTTCCAGTAAAACTAGCATTAAAATCTAATGTTAGTTGATTTACTGAGTTATGTGTTATTTGCCCTATACAAAAACTTCCAGCTGAGTCTATGACTTGCACGGAAGGATATTTGTTTAGGTTGTGCGTTACAGTCCACTGATTTGACGAAACGCTCTGGTCGTGAGTGTGGTGTTTATCAAGTATATTGTCGCCATTGGAATCTGTACCGGTATTGTTAAAGCTAACTTTGCCATTACTGTCTACTACAACAATATTAGTCTCTGTAGTAGATGATATATTTTCTAAATACACATCACTACGAAACCTAGATACTAAGCTCCATATATGTTGACCTATCCATTTCATTAATTAAAATCAATTTATTATAACGTCAACCGCGTCAGTCGCCCCTACTGTAATATATAGTCCAAAACCGCTAGTAGAGTTATTAAAAGTTGGTATTTCGTCAGAAGTTAAAGCTAAAGTAACTCCAACGGGTATTTTTATAGATTTCAGTATGTTAAACGATGTTCCAGCAGTAGCTGAGTCTAAGTGCAAGCTAATAGTAGCCTCGTTAGAAGCGTGCGTGTTAGCTATTGTGATAGACTTTATAGTACTAACATTGTCACCAGGAGCTACAAGCTCGTTGTTAACTCCTGATGAGCCTAATATGTTATGGTACTTTGTTAACGGCATGTTTAACTAAATACTTGGTACTCAACTGTCATATCTGTAGCTACACTAGGGATAACAGTTATGTCGTCATCTACATCCCAAGGAAACCACATCCAGTCACCACCGTATAATCTACCTATTTCTTCAATCTCACCACCATTGTGAGCTCCAATAGTTACTTTAAAGTATTCAGTGTGATCTGCTGAAGGATTGTTGATATAAACGTATGCGTGAGTTGTAGAAACACTACCAGTTGTAATTAAATCAACCTGGTTAGTGCTTGATAAAACTTTAGTCACAGACGTCATTGTTGTTAAGCCTGTTGTGCTACCAGCTTCAAATAAAGAGCTGGTGTTGCTAACATTGATATTGCTATCTGTAATATCGCTAGCTAATGAAATTGTTGCGTTTACTGTTGCCATGTCTTTATTGTTAAGCGTTAGTTAAAAAATCTGTATCTTCGTGGAATAACGCATACTCAACAGGTATGTCTCCGGTTGAAGCTGTCCAGTTTGCAGCCGCTACTTTAATGTCAGCGTCTTCGTCTGTTTGACTCCAAGGAATAAACATCCAGTCTCCTGCGTATAATTTTCCAATTGTTTGAGTATTAATTGTTACCGTAACATAAAGGCTAGGATCTGTAGCTTTGTTTATAATATAAACTTTAGCCGACAAATCATTACCTTCAGCGTTTGCGCCGAGTAATACTTTGTTTACTGTAGATCTTAAATGAACTCTGTTGAGTCCAGTAGTTTGATCTAAATCAGTTGTAGCCCCTGCTTTTGTGCAAGTAGCCGTTTTAGAAACATTTACTGGATCACCAGCAATGTCTGCACTTGTTAATGTAAAAGTTGCTGTTGTTGCCATTTTTATCTATTGTTGTTATTAATTATTATCCTTCGTGAAACATCATAAATTCTACTGTTGTAGAATCTGATTGTCCAGGCGTATATTTAAAATCTCCACTACCTTCCCAAGGTATTAAAGCCCAGTCGCCGGCGTATAATCTACCTATAGCAGTACTTCCGTGCGAAACTATAATATAGTTGGCTGCCGTAGTTTCTGTATTTTTAATATACACTTTATTTGCTTTGTCATCTACATAGTCTGCGGCGGCAAACAAAGTTACCGCGTTAGTGCTTGTTGTAGTTTTTCTACTTAAACCAGCCGCTTGAACAATGCCGGTAGCAGTTCCAGCTTGAACCAAGCTAGTAGATGTTGTTAAAGCTAGTTCGTCAGACAGTAAGTCTGTGCTAGCTAATGTTATTGTTGCTGTTGTTGTTGCCATATCTTATTTAATCAAAGTCTATATATTCAATTGTTACTTCTTGTCCTTGCTCTAGCGCTTGCGCAATGCGAGGATAAATTCTTTTGTAAGCGTTAACGCTCTTGCCAATGAAACCGTCAGGTAACAATTGGTTATTCTCTTGGCTGTCGCCCACAAGCAAGCAGCCAGCAGTATGCTCGTCAGTGTTTCCAGTGTGTATAAGAATATACTCAAAGTTAGGAACATCAACGACATGAAGCATACCACGGTGTACGCCAGGGTATTTTTTACTGTATCTTTCATGAAATCCTCCTTCTTTTCTAAGCTCAACATTGTATATACCAGCTGGCACTCTTGTTTCGCCTTTTACTTTTAAAGCTCTTCGCTCGTCTTCAAGAGTATAACAAAGGAACTGATTTCCTAAGTCGTTTTCTTCAAACAACAAACCGTGAGTAGAGTCTTTTTCTGAACTAAACCTTAATACTTTTAACTTCATTTACAACCTTTTAGTTTAGCTATTTCTTTTTCAAGCTCAACGATACGATCTTCACTTTCGTTAATAACTTTTATTTTCTTTTCAAGTCTTTGCTCTAAAACTTGTATGTCCTCGTCAAGCTGGCCTATCTGGCTATATGCTATACCCATCGTGAATATAATACCTATTATCCATATTATATTACCTACCGATATTTCAAGGTTTTTACTTATCATTTTTCTTGATAAATTCAAGAATAATATTGAGCTTTTCTTTTACCTCGTTCATTTGCTCTCTTAATGATTCGTGTCTTTTTTCAAAGCCTACCTTAACTTCTTTTATGCTAAAAAAAGCAAATTGATACAAAACGTATAAAGCGCCCATTAACAAAACAACAGATAAACCGTAACCCTCTATTAATTTTAGTATCTCTTCCATATTACGATCCAAAAAACATTTTAGCTAAAGCAGCAGCAACTATACCGTAAAGCACCCATATAGCCTTTACAAGAACCTTTCTAGCCGACGTGTTTCTGTTTACTCTAGCTGTAACGCCGTCGTCAGGGTCTAATAATTGCTTAACAAGACTATCTAGCTTCTCGTCCATTTTGTCGAGTTTCTTATCCATTTGATCCATACGTTGCTGCATTAATGCTATCTCTTTATCAACAGTTGCCATTTTTTTATTATTACATGTTAAACATGGTAATGAAGGTTTATTCAACCGTTATTTCTCACCACATTTTTTGCTAGGGTTGCCAACCTGTCTCCAGTCTTGCTTTACCCAAGTTTTTAAACTTCCTCCGCTGCTAGTGCCAGTAACATTGCTTTTGCTAGATCTTTTGTACTTACCAGCTTTACCAGCAGCTCGCTTAGCGCGTATAACAGCCTGCCTTTCAGACTTACTCATACTGGCTATTTTAGCTTTTGGCAGGCAAACTTTTTTAGTACCACCGCCTTTTGCCTTTGTTTTTTTAGCGAACGGTGACTTCATTTTAAAAGCCATTAGCACTTACCTTTGCCCTGTTGCTTAGACGCCCACATATTGGCATAAGCACTAGGATATACATCAAACTTTCTTCTTGCGGCAGCTTTACATGAAGCTGTTAACTTTCTTTTTACTGGTGATTTCTTTTTAAGAAGAGAGCACCCTTTCATTTTATAGGCCATATTTATTTTTTTTTAACATTTCCATCTGCGTCTAGCAGCTTTACCTCTTTCACCTGTCCAACCTTTTGATCTTGCACAAAATGATTTTCTGCGTTTAGCAGCTTTGCTGCCTGGTTTAACATCTCCTGTTACAGCAGTTTTTAGCTTACTACCTGGGTTTTCTTTACGATATTGTTTAACTCCCTTAGAAGTCATCCCAGCGCCCTCTTCTGCAGTCCTAAATGTTCTACCTTTTCCTTTGGTAGTTTTTCTCATCTTTAGAGGGTTATTTTTTTGAATATAAGCCATAGTTTAAATATTACTTGTTTTGCTGTTCATTTAATCGTGATAATAGCAGAAACCACTTTTGCTTCTAGTTTTGACTTTGCATCGCTTGCCATCCGACTTAATACGCCTGCACTGAGTTTCCTTAGCGCTGCTGCTTTTCATTTCAACTTTTTCATGGACCGTACACTTTCCACCTTTAACAGGTTTGTTTGTACAACGTTTACCAGAGGTAGTGGCGGCGCTACAAGTTATATTCTTTTTACCTTGCTTTACTTCTTTTCTTTGATCAGCTTCAAACTTGTTTTCTAACTGATCTCGCTTAGCTTGTTTTTCAACTTTTTTAGCTTGCTTAACTTTTTCTCTACCTTTTTCTTTAGCAGCTTCTACAGCTGGATCTTTACCAAGATTAACATCCCATCTGCTCCAACCTAAACCAACAGCGACTCTCTGCCAAGTAGCAACATTTTGGTCGAGCATCGTTCTAGCGTTATTTATTAGTTTTACTGTTCGCTCAGTTGGAGCGTTTGTTACTCCTTCAATTACGCTGCCAACAGCTAGCCATAGAGGATTTCTGCTATCATATAAAGGCATTTCACCTATAGCTTCTTCGTTCCAATCATAAGTCTTCATGGCTGAATATATTTTTCTAGCTTTAGACCCTATAGGTGGAGACACGTTAAGAGCTTCAACTAGCACTCCAGCATAGTCTTTATTCCAGTCTTTACCTTGCTCTTTAGCATATCGCTTTACAGTTTTTACAATAGTGTCTAACACGGCGCCTTTTATACCAGAACCTCTAAGTATTGTGCTAATCATACCGCTAGATATTCTTTCTATTTTCCTGTCAAGCACTTCTTCGTCTTCTTCGTCGTCAAAAGCTAAGGCAAACAAAGCGTTTTGCATGGCAGAAAATATTAAACTTTGAGCTGTACCATAGTATATTATTCTACTAACATTAGCTCTCCAATCTCCTCTATTGTTTATTAAGTCGCTACCAGCTTTCTTTATAATTCTATTATATTGCATCGGCGTGTTTTGAAACGCTAATATAAGTCTACCTAAAACAGACGCTTGCTGTTGTGATATTCTGTCAGGCCTACTTGACTGCTGCGTCTCTTCTGTTACCTTAACAAAGTCTTCGTAAGCTTTTGTTTCTGCTTCAGACTCAGACATGCCTTGCTTAGTGTAAAACTTAATTTGATTTCTATAGTAAGATGAGCCACCCATAGATATAGCAAAGCTATCAGCCATTTGCGTTGGCGTAAAACCAAGCTGTAGTAATTTCCCTATAACAGCTTTAACTCCACCTTCTTTAACTAAGTCCGCAAGTTCTGAAGCGTTAAGATCTTGCTGTATTCCAGATCGTCTTACTTTTAGCGTAGGCGAGTTAAACAAGAATACAAAGTCTTCCCAAAACTGAGGTTGATTAGCGAAGGCAGCTGCGGCTTTAAATATATTGTTATTTTCAAAGTTTAAGTAGTTAACTATAGATAAAGTTTGCAGCACAGCAGATCTAACGTTAACAAACATAATAGCACCAACGGATCCGTTTATCCAGTTTAACCATTTGTTTACCATGGCGTTTTTACCTTCAGGCCTGTTTTTACCCGTCTTCATACGATAAAGTATGTCTTTCATAGCGCTAACATACTGAGGACCATAAGTGGCCTCTAGCTTGTTTAAGTTTTCGCTACTAAATATTTCATCTGCATTTTGTTGCCACTCTGCTAAGAATATGTCTCTTGATTGATCTAAAGCGTCTTTCATGTCAGACTTAATACTACCAACAACCCAACTGCTACCAGGCTTAGTGTACCCAGCTTCTTGTTTGCTAATTTTAGCAAGATCGTAAGCAAACTGCGCCAAGTCAGAATCTCTAGAAACTTTAGTAGATATAAGATCAGCTTCTTCAGCGCTCAACCCTGGAATGTCAATACCATTAATGCTCCAAAGATGTATTCTTATAGCTTGCTCTGTAGTAAAATCAGTATCTTCAAAATCTTTCTTTAAAAGCTTTTTAATTTCAGGATTTTGTTTAATAAGATTAGAGTAGTCGTTAATCATGTTGTACTGCATCTCGTTCATTTCACGATATGCTCTATTGTACGGATCAACTAACGCTTTGTGTAAAAATTCTTTTTGCTGCTCGCCTTTTTTACCTTTACCTGTTAGCCTCATTAATAAGCCAGTAAAGTCATCAGCGCCAGGAGATATAAAAAACTCATACTTACCTATGTTCTTGCCTCTTCGTTCAGCTCTAGCTTTACTAAATGTTTCAGCAGCGTCAATACCTTTGTTTTCTTCTATAATTTTATTAAACTCTTCGTTTAGCGATTTACTAAACTTAACTTTGGCTTGTTGAACTTTAGATTTAACGTCGAACTGATCTAACATGTTTTGTACAGCTTGTACGTTTTTAAGCGCGTCATCTGCAAAATAAAAGTCATTATAACCATTAGCCACCTTGTCAGCAACCCACAGTGCTTTAGCTTCTGCAGTAGAGTTACCTAAGCCAGTTATATTTTCTAAAGGTATATCTAAACCGTTTTGTTTTAAAAACTCTCTAATAGCCGGCGCTGAATCAGCAGGTCTAGCCGTTAGTACAAACATATCTTTAGTGCCAAACTTACCAGCTAGCTTTTTAGCTTTGTTTAGTAGTGGCGCAGGCTTACCATCAACTACTTTACTGAACTCTGAGAAATCAAACTTATAACCCAGGTCTGATAAGTCTTCGTAAGTAGCGGCATACTGCTCAGGCGTAAGAGTGCCTTTAGTACCGTCAGGTCTTGTAAACTTAACAAGCGACTTGCTAGTAGCTAGCGTGTCGTCAAAGTCTAATACAGATATGCCTTTAGCTGGATTTGTTGTTCTAGAGAACTTGATAACGTTATCATACTTTTTAATTTCCTCTGTTTTGCTAACGGTTTCTATAGGAGAACTAAGACCACCTTCAATGCTTTGCAAGTACTTCTTTGTATTTGTAGCTTGGTATCTGCTTCTACCTCCAGAGCTTGTGTTTTTATCAAGAGATATATAAGTGTCTACTTCTTTAGGCAATACGTGAACTTTTGCTTGACTAATAATTTCTTTTAAAGCTTTGTCACTAATGTTGTTTTTAATTCTAGCTTTAATATACTTCACCATGTCTTTAGCAGCAATCTCGTGCTCTAGAACTAAGTCTTTAGAACTTTGATTGCCTGTAACAGTAACACCCATAGTGTACATTTTTCTTATAGCGCCTCTTTGGTCTACTGACATTAAGTCTACTATAGCCATTTTTTCAGCTGTGCTTAAGTCTTTGCTGTTTATTATTTCAAAAACAAAATCTTGAGCTTGTTTAGCTTCTTCGTTTATTTTATTTCTTAACTCACTGTCAGATCTTACGTTGTCTTTTATGTTTTCTATGTTTTCGTACATAGTTATAGTTTCCCCATTGTAGTTTATTCTTTGTCCTACAACTTCGCCATTAACAACTACGTCTACTAGCGTGTATTTGCTCTTAGACTCTTCCTCAAGCATGTTGTCGATAATTTCTTCTTTAAACAACTTGTTTGTTGTTATGCCATCAATCATGCCACTTCTAGTAGATCGACCTATGTTTACTATAAACTCGTTTATTAAGTCTTCTTTTTGCTTAGCGGTAGTAGCTTTAGAAAGTTTATCGCCAAAATAGTTTGTAGCAGCTTTCAAGCCGGTTGATCTTATTTGACTTACGCTAAAGTTTTTAACGTATTTTATAAATTCTTTTTCATTACTAAAGTTTATTCCATTAAGGTTTAATCCTTCGTAACTGTTTTCTAAAATGTAGTATGCTTCTACGGGATCAACGTCTGACTCTATAATGTTCATAAAATCAGATATAAAATCTAACAATATCTGATCTTCAGCAGTTCCATTTCCGTTATCTATTTTACTTTTTGTAGTATCGTACTGCTTTTGTAAGCTTGGAAGCACTTTATTTTCTATCTGTAAGTTTGTTAAAGGTTTAGTTTTGCTAAACTTAACATCAACATCTCTGTTTATTTGAGCAGAAAGCTGCTCTATATCCATACCTTTAGAAACGTCAGACTCTAACGCTTCAATAACGTCTTCCATTTGTCGCACTTCCATAGTAGCGTCGAAAACTAAACCTATAGCTGCTCTTTTTATAAAACCTTCTTTTCTAGTGCCTTTTAACCCGCTACGAACCATAGCACCTAGCTTTTCTGAAAACACATTGATAGGTTGATCAGCAAAGTCTATAAGCTCTTGATCTGTAGGCATACGCTTTTGATACAAGTTTACAGCTTGGCCTTTGTCTATTTTATTTAAAGCTTCTTTAGGCAGCAAGTTATTTCTTACTGCATCCTCTACATCTGCTTTTGAAGTTAACTTTCTAACAAACTTAGTAAATATTCTGTCGGCTTCAGCTACATTTCTCTCTAAAGAAACTAAATCAGAAACAAAAGATACGTTAACTAAAGGCTCTTTAAATTGAACTAACTTTTGTAGATAATCTTTTTTGCCAAAAGTTTCTCTTAGCGGCTTAAACAAATCGCTTCTAATGCCTTTAGTAACATACTCTTCTCTAAGCATCTTAATAATAGCGTCGACTCTTTGCTTAGGATCTTTTATACTTTCTGTTTTCTTATAAGCTAAAAGCAGGCTTTTACGCGTAGCGTCTAAAACTTTATTATAGTTTTTTCCACCTGTTTCAAAACCTATTTCTTGCCTAAACTGAGAGTACTTTTGCTCAGATTCTTTAGATTCTACTTGTTGTCTTTGTACTTGCGCTCTAGCGGATAAGTCTTGCTCTTCAAGATTTGATATGTCTTGTTGTTCTGCAGCGACAGCTTGAGCTTCTGTAGATTCATCGATGTCTTTAGTAAATGTTTCTTCTGTAACAGCCCCTTTTTTAAGCACGTTACCTATCTTGTTACCAACTTGACTTCTAATCCAACCTGCTAAACCAAAACCTTCGTTTGTTTCTTTACGAGTTATATCAAAGTTTTCTACATGGTTTTTTAACTCTCCAAGAACTTCGTTTACAAAGTCTTCTTCTAAAAATCCAGGTGTTCGTCTAAGCTCTCCAGTAATTCTACCTCTAACCATAGCTTCAAGATCACCACTAGCATACATCTCAAAGTATACGTCTGTACCTTTACCAGGCTTTTTATCTTTAGCACTACCATACTCTTCTTTAGTGTACTGCTCGCCAAGCTTGTCTATACGAACGTCTCGATCTGTTTTAGTGTAAGTACGAGATTCTTTAGCTACTTGCTCTGGGGTTACAGCATCTACTTTAGCAAACTCAGAAACACGTTTACTTTTCTTGCCTTTTTTTACAGTTTTATGATACTCTTTTAAAAAGTTATAAACTTGTCTGCCATTACTAAACTCTCCTCTTCTTCCTGCAACTCTTAATATTTCTTCAACAACGTTTTTAGACTTATTAAACAAGCCTTCGTTAAATGAAATTTCTTTTTTGTCAATAGCATCAGAAAAAGCGGTAAACATTTCTTCTGTTTCAAATATAGCTTCTCCTTCTATTTTGTAACTTTCTTTAAGCCGACTTCTTACAGCGTCCTGCTGATCTTTATTTAATATGTTAAAAAAGCTTTTGTTTAAGTTTATTTTTTGTTTAGTTGTAAGTTTGTTAAAGCTATTGCCAATAACAGTATGCAAAAACTCGTGGCTTGAAACAGATATAGCGCCTTTTGATTTTGCTACAGTTTCATTTATAAGTATTACGCCTTTATACTCAACACCGTCAGCATCTTTTACGTTTTTCTTTTTGCCAGAAATTTCTTCGTATCTTTTTTGAAAAGCATCAACACCGCCATTATTTTCGTTAAAAACTTCTATTTTAGCATTAGTATCTTTAGCTATATTCTTAACGTTTGATAAATATTTATCGCCAACTCTAGATTCAGCTTTGTTTCTTATGTCATTAGCTTGATCGTTTAGCTCGTTAAACTTATTTCTTAAAACATCTTTGTCTTTAGTAGAGCTAGACTTATTGTAGCTTTTTGTTATTTTATTTTGAGCGTCTATTATTTCAACATACTCATCTAATTCTTGTTTAGTCATTTCATCAATAGCAACCTTATTGTTGCCTTTGATTCTATTAGCTAAAGAATTTAACTCAATTAACCTTTCTTCAATTACTTCTTTAGAAGTTTCGTCTGCTTTGTTTACTGCTTCTCCAAGTTGATTAGCCTCTTTGTTTATCACTACTAAAGCAGACTTGTCTTGATTAGTCATTAACGTATTGTAAGCTCTATCTCTTGCTTTAGAGCTTAATTTTTTTACAGACCCAGCAGCTGTTATAGTAGGTCCAATAGCACCACCAATTAAAAAAGCGTCACTAATTCTTTCAAAAGCTTCGCTAGCGGCAGCATCTTCATCAAGCATTACTTTGTCGAGGTACATGCTAGTAGCTTCTGTTAAAGCCTCAGATGTTCCTTCTTTGACAAAAGCAACTCCTAGTTTTTTACCAAAGCCTAACAAGCTTTCTTTTAAAAATTCTTTAGCAACTTTAGTTCCATACTCGCCTTTTATAAAGCCAGCTCTCTTCATTAAGCCTCTTGTTACTGTTTCAAAGCCTGCTTCTATAATACCTGAACCAGCGGCGTTAGCAAGAAGTAGCCCAGTATCTCTATCAGCATCTTTGTACATTTCTTCTTCAAACTTAGCGCCAGCCACACTAACACCTAACACTGCTAAGCCAACAGGTCCAAATCTAGCTGCCGCTATAGAAGGCAAAGATTGAATCATGCCATCAACCGTTTTGTCTGCCGCTATTTTAGCTTGACTTAAATCTCCGTCTGCAGCCGCTTTTAATAAGCTTTGTGTAATAGTTCCCTCTTCTCTAGTTATGTAGTTGTTTAAGTAGTTAGAGGCTTGTTCTAAGTAAGGCGTTAATCCACCTTCTTGATACTGCTTAAATATATTTAATTTTTCTTTTTTGTTAAGGTCCCTGCCAAGCTCTTGCTCTTTTACAGATATATCTCTAGTAGTTGCTATAGCATCGCCAAATCCTAAAAAAGTTCTTCCAGCCTCAACAAAGCCAAACGCACCTATAGCTAGCTTCTCCGCGGCGGAAGGCCCTCCAGGAAGAGTCGCTCTTGATTTAGCATACTCTTCTAGTGGTATTTGCTTTAGCTCAAAGCCCTCTTTAATAGTCATGCCGGCTTTTAAAAGCTTTTCTAAAGCATCTTCGTAAGATGATCCAGTTTTATCCGCAGCAGCTTGTATGTCTTCTACAGTCCAGTCTTGTCCTTTAAATTCAAACATGTATTATCTTTTTTAAGAGTTAAAACCGCCACCCATTTCTTTTATAGTTTGGTTGTACCAGTCTTCAATTAGCTTTGTCGCCACTCCTTTTTCAATATCGTTTTTTGCTTTGTTAAGCTGCTCTCGCGTGCCGTTGCCGTAAGCTTTTAGCTCTTTTTGAAGCTCAGGGTTAAGCCCTGGTATCAAGTCTTGCCTGTACTCAGGATTAAGCCCTGGTATCAAGTCTTGCTTGTACTCAGGATTATCAACTTTTTTTTTAGCTTTGTTTGCCGCTGCAACTAGTAAAGCTTCTTCGTCAGAAAAGCTTGGGTTTTCTTTTTTAACTTCTAGCACAGATTCTTCAGTAACGCCTAAAATTCTTTTTGTTGACGTGCCACCAGGCTCTAGTAGATTTACACTCCAGGTTCCATCTTCAGCTTTATTCCAACTGCTTTTAGCTGTGTTTAAATTCTCAAATAAAGGTAGACCAGCTATAGTAGCAGCGTTTTCTCTTAAATATCTTCTAAACTTTATTGATAAAGGGTTAAATCCTCCTTCTTCTTTTAAGTTTAGCTTACTTTCTTTATTAGTTAGCTCTGTCACTAAAGGATTAGTCTCTCCACTTTCATCGCCTTTAGTTTCGTCATCTTCAGCAATCTCTAAACCTTGTTGCTTAGCTAGCTCTTCAAGCATAGCTTTATGTGTATCTACTAATTTGTCGCCAAACCAATTTACAAACGAATCTTTAACAGTTGTTCTTGTTCCGTCTTTCAACTCTAAAACATAGGTGACGCCATTCTCTCTTACTGCTTCAAAAAGCTCTTGCTGAGCGGCTGTGTCATTTTGAATGTTTAAATTGTTGTATATTTCATCCCACCAGCTAGCGGTATTATACATTGCGCCGTTTTTACTAGCGTCAACTCCTGCTGTGTTTAATCCGTCAAATATTAAAGATTTTATACCGCTGTTTCCAACACCTTCTTTGTTAAACTCCGTGTTGATGTGGTACATTAAGTTTTGTCTATTTAATATTTTAGCGCTTAATACTTTCTCACGAATAATGTTTGCTGATTCAAACGCTAATCCATTTTCCATCGTTGGTCCGCTAGCGTTTATATCTTTTATAGCTACTTTCTTACCGTTTAAAACGTAATGCAAGCTTCCATCAATGTTTTGAAATCTATCTTTATTTGTACCTTCTAATATATCGTCATACATTGCTTTGTTAAATGCAGTGTCGCCAGTAGAAATATTGTTTATTCTGTTTTCGTCTTTTATTAAATTTCTTATATCTAGTAGCTTTTTATTATCATCTCTAAACTGAGCAGTCGTAGAGTTAATCTTATTCATTTTTTTAACTATAGTTTCGTACTTAGCGCTAGAGGGATCTAAAAAAGCTATCTGTCTGCTTAGCTTTCTATACTCGTCACTATTTTGTTTCATAGTGCCTGTTACTATATCAGACGTGCCGTCAAATAACAAAGAGTCGTCTATATCAGGATTAGCAGCAATGTAGGCGGTCATGTTTGCTTTAATCATGTCTTCAGCCTCATTAATTCTATCTGTAATAGGTTTTAAGCCTGCGGAAAACACCGCTTCGTCAGCTAAGGGCTGCAATGCTTTTTGTCTTTCAAATCTAGCTAACTTTTCATATAAGCCTCCATCAGCAGGTTGATTAACCATATCGTTTATATCACCTAAAAAATCTTGTGACATTAAACCTTTATTTTTGTCTTGTTTCTTTGCCATATCTTAATAAGGTGTTGTAGGATCGCCGTCAAGTCCGCCTGCTTGAAGAAAACTTGCGCCATAATTACCTCCATATTGCCCACTAGCAGGGCTTGAAAAAATATTTGGAGTGCTATAAGCTGGCAGCTCACCACCTGGTGCCATTGTTAAATTAGAAGTTGATGGGCCTTTCAAAAAGTCAAACTCACCGCCAGCGTAAGCGCTACCAAAAGCACTAAACATTTGTCCGAACGCTGCAGATTGATCTGCTCTAGCTTTATTCAAACCTTGCATTGTAGATGTTGCTGTATCTGCTGACAAGCCGTACATTTGAGCTATACGGTTTTGTTCTTGTTGCTCTACGTATTGTTGGCCTTTTCTTCTAAGCATGTCTGCTTGGAATCTTCCAGATCGTTGCATCTCGTCAATTCTAGCGGCTTCTGTTGCAGTAAGACCTTGCAGCCTAGCTCTTTCACCAGCTTGCAAGCCTTCGAGTCTAGAGGTCTCACCTAATCTAGCCGCTTGTAAGTTAGCTGCTTGACCTCTTTCTGCCATTTGATTTGCTCTTTCTTGTTGTGATATGCTAGCCGCAGATTGTTGTGCTTGCTGAGTGCCAGCCATAGCTAAGCTTTGAGCTAGACCTCCAATACCGCTAGCGCCAGCCACGCCACCTAAACTACTTAGTATGTTTGCTTGAGATTGTTGTGATTGCTGCTTAGCAAAGTCCGCTGCTCTTGTATCTACTCTAAGATCTTCGTATATATTTTCCGCTCCTTCATAAACATTTTGCAAGCCGGCATATTGGTTTTCTAAACCAGCGTATTGATTTTGCATGTTTTCGTAAGGGCTTTGTAGACCAGCGTAAGGGTTTGTAAATTCTAAATCCATATACTGCTCTCTCATTTCTTCTAAACGAGCTTGAGCATCACGGTTTTGCTTAGCCATTCTTTTTCTAGCTTTACGCTTTCCAAAAAAACCTAACACCGCGGTTCCAAGCTGAATAGCCGTAAAAGGTTCCATCTTTAACGGACTAGCTTTTTTCTTGAAAGGTGATTTTAAACCTTTTATTGCCATAATATTATATTTTATCTATTTATAGTTACATTTTACAGCAGTTATTTACTGCTTTCAACCACTTCAGACCCTATTGAAAACAACTCTTGAGGAGCAGTGGAGTTTGTTGTAAACTTAAATTCAGAATAATATCCTTTTATTCCAGACTTGTTTACTTGGTTATTTTTCTTGAACATTATATAGTCTTGGTTAGACACGCCGTTGCCTGAGCCTTCTACGTCTATATAGCTAGGCGCAACACTTATTATTTTACCTATGTGTATAGGTGCGTTTAAGTTGCCTCCTGCATCTTCAGTAGAATAATAAGCATGATCACCTATTTGAACTGATACGTTTTGATTTGTTGTACTTATTCTTATTCTTACCATAGTGTATATATTACGATGCTGACCCGTGAGTTATTAAAGTAGCTAGATCTAAGTATACTGTTACATCTTCTGAAGGATATTGATCTATAGTTACAGTTCCTGCAAATCTAGACGTGTCTGAAAAAGTATATGTTCTTTCGTCTACAGCTCTAAACGTAAGAGTTTCTCCTCCTGAAAAGTTTTGCGGATGAGTTACTATCATCGAGCCTTGTGTTGCGCTAGCACTAACGCTTGTCACCGTGTTTGTAGAAGAATTATCTACGTTTGTGCCCGTGTACTTTACTTCGTCACCTCCTGAAATGTGATAAGTTCCATTTAAATTTATAGTTGTTGCATTAACATGAGAGCCTCTTACAGTGGTTGTAGGTGAAGTGATTGCTTGAAGACTGATTTTATTTAACGTAAAACCTAACCCTGTAGCTGCTTGTATATCACTAGCAATTGTGTGAAACGTTAGAGTTACGCCATCATCAAACGACTGACCTGTCGAACCGCTTAAAGTAATCTGCTTAGTAGCTGTATCTATAAGCTTTATAACAGGCGTTCCATTTAAAGAACCGCTACTTACACTAACAAGAACAGATCCTACGGTAATATTAGAGATGTCGTCTAAAACAACAGTCAAAGAATTGCTAGTTGACCCGTTTACAGTATGTGTTTTTATAGTCTTAAACAGTTTTTCGTTGTAAGCTTTAGGATCAAAAATAGTGAAAAACCCAAAACCATCAGCATCAGTGTCTACATTTTCTACCGTCCAATCTATTGAAACAGGCGTAGAAGTTGTACTAGCAGGAGACCCTGTAGATGCTATGCTGCTAGGAAAAGTTTTATATTTACTAGGGTTTAAAGAATCTATTAAAGCAAGCGTTACTGTAGTATTACCTAGTTGATTTATTCTTTTGTTTATTACGCTGCCGCTACTAGTTGTAGTAGTATCAGTATCTGGTATTAACAAGACGTTGTAGCTTGCTCCAGCAACAGCAGGAAACTTTATAAAACCACCATATATAGTAGAACTCATTGTTATGTTAGAAGCAGAGTTTATAGTAAAATTTTCAGTAAATGTATTTGTAGAAAAGTTATAAAACTGCCTAGAGTTATTAGAAACTATTATTTGAAATTTAGAGCCAACGTCTCCTCTAACTTCAAACTGACGAACAGCACCCGTCTCTAATATGTCAGAAATGTCAACGTTTAGTATTGTGATTATTTTCTTATCCATAACTTATCTTTTACTCTGGAGCTTCTTCACTGATTGATGTTACTAATGACGCGATGCCTAATCCTTGAACGTTAAATCCTGAGGTGTCAATAACATCATTAGTTTGAAACTCACCTTTTATATAGTTAAAATATTTGTTTTCTTTTTCAACAAAACTATTTATTGAGCCAGACTCTATGTTAGTATATATATAATCTAAATTCCAACCGCTAGTTCCTTCGTAGTTAATTGTTTTAAAGTTTTTAACTATAGAAGGAGAGTCATTAAAAACAGCTACAACGCTAGAAGGCTCGGGGTTTTGATTATAAAAAGTGTTTATACTTGCTTCAGCGTGATAATGCTTGTAAAGCTTGCCGTCTTTAAGAGTGTAGTAGTTTTTAGATAAGCTTAATCCTGACTCAGGAATAAAAGACTTAAAACTCACCCATCCTTTAACGTCTTCGCTATACGAAAGAGTTTGAACGGCCGCTACATTAGCGTTTACTCTTTTAAATTTAATACTGCTTATTAAAGCTTGCGTATTTGCGCTAGGCTTTAAAACTAAAGTGTTAACTAAATCAGCAGATCCTTCGATTAGAACTTCATCGCCAATTGTAAACGTGTTGTTAAAGTTCGTAGAATCTACTTCAGCGTCATCATCACCTATTCTAACTGTAAAGCCTTGACCTTCGGTGTTGTAGTAATAAACGTCTATAAAACCACTCGTTATACTATAATCTATATCTAAATTATACTGTTGTCCACTAGGTATTTCTTCTGCTAAAGCTTGAGATACGTACGCGTTAGTACTTTGCACTGTATTAAACTCTATTTGACCGTCCTCAAAGAAAACTTCAGGAGATTCAGAGGCATTAAAACCTCCAAAAGACCAAGACTCTATTGATCCGCCTGTAAATAAATTTGTGTTTGACTGTACAGAAGCGTTTTCTAACTTACCTACACCTCCTGTTGCTTCTATAGGATAAAAGAACAATCTATTTGAGTTGCTTACTGTCGCGCTAGCATCAACAGTTAAACTAGCATCTCCAGTAAATCCTTCAGGAGTGTTTACAGCAATAAAACTATTATTAGAAAAGTCTACTGAAAAAGTGTACAGTCCTGGTTCGTTGATATTATCTATAACAAATCGTACAGACTCCCCTGACTCGTTAGTGTTACTTACAAATCCAGCTGTAAAACTTCCGCTAAATTGATCAGCAGAAAGAGGGCCTATGTTGTCAAACGTAAAAGAAAACGTATAAGACCCTTCAAGAAAGTCTACTTCATCTACATTGAAAATATGTTTAAAAGTGTTCTCTTCAGCGTCTACAAAGCTAGCAGGGATATTCCAGTTATAGCCACCGTTAGCGTAGTACGCTCTATTTTCTTGAAGAGCATGTACAGGTTGAGTGTTAGGCAACACGTTAGCTGACCAACCTTCAGGTATACTACTGTTGTTTTCAGGTAAAGTTATATCTATAAAGTTTATTCTATTTACTATAACTTCGATGCCATAAAACTGTACTCGCACAGCGTTGTCTGTTCCCATTTGAGAATTTTCATCAAACTGAAAAACACCTCTAAAAGCATGTGTGCCATCGCCGTACTCACCTGTTTCCATAGGTACTAGTCTAAGACCATTCATATGGTGGCTTGCCTTACCTATATAACCATTTGGTAAAGCCGCTGACGCTCCGGGTATAGAAGAATCGTTATGCTGAACTCCGCTTGTAGCACTAGCTGCGCTTGCTGTAAACGATTGAAAAACGTGCTGTATATACATGCCGTAATTATAATTATTTAATTCAAAACCTGGATTTAAAGAAGGCGTGTACTCTACGTCTATTAAATACCAGTTGCCATGAACTAAAGCGGTGCCGCTTGTTATGTCTTGAGAGATTAAGCCGCTACTAGTGCCGCCTGGATGCAGAACGTAAACTTTATTTTGAGCTGTAGTTATTTCATCTGTACCTTGCATTACGTTGCCTTGGTTTAAAGTAACTCCATCAAACTCTGTTATAGCTGTGTTTGCTACACCCATTGTGCCTGAGGAAACACTGTTGTCATTTCCAACATACCATTGAGCTGTTGTTCCGTTGTTTAACGATACGGCCTCTGAAAGCGTCGGTAAGTTTATCGAGCCGTAGTAATCTTCAGCTCCATAAAACTGATTTATAGTTCCTAAATCACCTATAGTAAAAGTCCATCCGCCACCATCGATAGCATAGTCTACAGCGGTGAAAGCTAATTGATTGCCATTGCCTGAGTTAGGATTTCCATAAACACCAGGCACTGCTTCAGCAGCCTGTATAAATGGCTGGCCTGTTACAGGATCTATTTGATCTTGGCCTAGTACAAAGCTTTGCCCAAGGTCTTGAATAGCAGATGTTTTATATATTTCTACTCTGTTTATAACTAAAGTGTCGTCAAGATTGTTTAAATCTACTCTAATATCTACTTGTAGATTATCTACGACTACAGTTGGCTCCATAGATTGAACAAACTTGTATTGAACAGAAACAGAGTTTACATCTATTCCAGCTGAGTTTTCTGCTAATGGAACTGTAGTAATAGCAGCGTTGTTAGCTTGGTAACCAAGAAATACTTGACCCGCAGAATCACTCACAGTTTGCTCGGGGTACATAAACGTGGTATAAGGGTTTGTGTTTGTAGCTGTTTCAAGCCCAGCAGGAGCACCAGTTGGTATATTGCTAGAATCTCTTAATATAGAATTGTTGACAAAGCTACCTGTAACTCCATCTCTTAATCTTATTTGAATTTCTGGCTCGTTATCACTGTAACTCGCAACATTAGTACCATAATATACTACTATTTTTATTTCTTCGCCATTAAATATAGTCATGTTAGTAGCCGTAGGATTAGCCGCTAAAACAGGGGCCGCTACGTAGTCGTTAGGTATAGTGTCTCCTGATATAACGTTTCCAGGAAGTAAAATACCCCCTAAAACTGATTCACTCGGATTATCGTGAGTAAAGTTGATACCAGGGTAATAATGATAGTCTCGATCGCCAAACCCCGTTGAAACAAAGTAATTGTCCGTTTCGTCACTCCAAAATATACGATTATAATTAAAATCAAGTAAACCTCCCCAAGATTCTTCTACACCTGTTTCACCTACTAAAAGCAAACCTGTTGGATTGTTTGTAGAATCTACAGATATAAATTGAGAATAAGTGTCACTGTAAAATCTTTGAAACTGACCGTCAAAACCGCTGGCATAGCCGCTTCCACTTGACAAAAAAGGATTTCCGTCTACATTTTGTCTATATGAAAACATTATTTCACCAGCGCTACCGGAGTTCGTAAAAAACTCTGGAAAAGCAGCGTCTTGACCTTCTACTCCTGCTTGACCGGCTTCAGCAGTTATTTCTTCTTGACCTTGAACCTCTGCTTGGTAGAATTGAGTGTTTATAGCTGGAAAATGTGTTATTGTTGCTTCAGCTCTAAAACCAGTGTTATTTAAGTACTGGTACTGAGAGTAATAATCGCTAACAGTGCCTCCAAAGTTATAATCAACACCGCCGTTTAACCCGGCGTTTTCAACTATTTCATTAGTCGAAGTAACAGGTGTTACGTCTACTCCTTCAGATATGTAAGAGTTAGCTAGAACGTTGTTAAACGAAGGGTTTAATATAGTTACATTATATTGCTTCTTGTACTCATCATAAGTGCCTAGTATTTTACCGGCATTAAGCATGTTGTCCCTAAAAAAGTCTTTCATGCCAGCGTCTGAAATAGGTGTTAACCCGTCCATTGAAAGCCGCAGTATAGCTCTTCTTTGTTTGTCAGCAAAGTATGCTCTATAAGATTCTTTAGCAAAAGACTCAGGGTTTTTAGATATACCAAAATCACCTACAAAAGGATTAACTTGACCTAAAACATTTTCAGTAGCTACAAGCTGAGGATTACCATCAGCATTAAATATAGCGTCTTTATTTGCTAATATTCTTAACACTTTATCCTCGCAAAACGCTACTAAGTCAGAGTCTCTTGTATAAAGCTTTTGTATACTGCCATAAGTAGGGTTAACATCTTTAGTTATTTTCTCTGCTTGTATAAACTGATTTAAGTTGTTTACACCGTTAGTTGAGTTGTATATACCAGAGTATATTAAACCGTACTTTCTATTTTCTTCAGAATAAGGTTCTTCTATTGTAGAAGAGGCTCTAGCTCCATTTAAAATAAACGGTGCGTTAAAATCGTCTCTTATTCTGTTTGATTCAATACCATTACCAAAAGATATACAGTTGTTCCAAGACAAACCAAAGTCTACGCTAGTGTCAACAAACTTAGACACGTTAAACGCAATCCTATACCCAGCGTCAAATTCATTTTGTTGATTTTCGTAACTTTGACCTATTATAGCTGTAGTGTAACCGCCGTCAGGCCTGTAAAATCTTACTTCTTGATTAGAGTAATCTATTATGTCTTGATTAGCATTTAGGTAGTTAAACCCAAATGTTTCAGCATTGTTTTCATGTCTTACTAAAAAGTGAAGTTGATCTCCATCTAAGTTCCACTGCCTAACGTACACGTTTTGTGTTATTTGCTTTTTACCGTGTCTAGCTGCTGGTAAATTTGGAAACTCCACTCTACAACCTCTTGGACAAAACATTTCAGCAGAGTCAACATCTAATAGCAAAGGAATAGCTTGACTAGCTTCATAAAATATGTTTAAGTCAGCAGACTGTTTAGGCTTTGTTTCAAAAACAGCTGGTGTATTTATTTTTAAAGCAGATAATGCTTGCGTTTTTTCGTCAACAAATTCTATAGTAGTAGGCGTTTCAGCGTCTGGAAAGCCAATGCCGCCTTGCACTGGGTTAAAGCTTGACGAAGCGCCTGTTGGATCTTTATCTAGCTCTATAATGTAACATACTCTTCTATTGTTCGCTTTACCAAAAGCTTCGATAGCAGCTTTTAAAGCGTCTCCATTGGCTACGTTAGTTGTATCGGCCGCCCAAGCTAAAGCTTTTTCTTCAACACTTTTACCGTCGAGGTAAGGCAAGCCAGCTACACGTTGATGTCTGGTTCTCCAAGAAGTGTGATTGTATATACGCTTTACGCTAACATTAAGTATAGTGTAAAGATCATTAGTAGTGTCATCAGAAAACTTAAACTTAGAACCAATTTTTATATTTTCAACAAACTCCTTTATAACGCCATCTGGATCACCATTGACGTTAAAAGTTGGGTCCCACTGTCTTTCGTGCAGTTCTCTATAGTTTAAATCATATCCTTTACCTATCCCTGGGCCAGGTGCTGGCATGCCAATAGCAGAGTCTGTTTGATCGTAACTACCTTCAAACTCTACATAAACCCCTTCTTTTATAAAAACTCCTCCTCCCCATATTCCCTGCATGTCTTTAGCAAGACTTTGAAGTCCAGTGGCTGTAGAAGTTGCTAGTCCACTATTATCTGTCCAGTTTGAAGAGTGTAAGTTTTTTCCAGGAGCTAAAAAAGAAATATGCATAAAGACTTTACCTGTTTCTTCTCCATAAGAATCTTCAAAGCTAACGTCAAATACGCTATCTTGTTTCCACTGTTTAGATCCTCCTTCTATGTAGCTTGTGTTAGTGGTAACTATTCCAGGCAGACCATTCATTACGTTGCTAGCAGAAAAATCATCTTCGTCATACTGTTGCTCTGTACTAATAACGTCTGGAGACCAAGGTATATCCGTAGTGTTGTTCCAAACCGCTTTTGGATATGACACGGGATTACCTCTCCAACCTTGACCCGCTTCTTTAGCGTAATAAGAATCAGAAGGGTTAGAGTCCGTCAAATACATGTTATCTATAAAAAACGTAGGTCCTGTTTCACCTAAAATATCTGACCAATGACTTGAAGCGTCTGCTAACTCATTAGCTGCCGCGTCTATAAGTTCTTGAACAGTAGTGTCTGGAGTATTCGCGTAAGGATTAGTGTTTAAAACTCCATTAAGCTCGTTGGAAGAATCTTGAATTGAAGCAAGCCACAACACGCTTGCTGAAGAAGAAATAAACTTATTATTATGAACTTCAACTTGCTTATTAACTAAAGCTTGAAGTATTAACTCGTCTATTTTTATTTTAACAAAAAACTTACCAGAAAAATCTTCTCCTTCCCTTTTGTCTTTGCGCTCTACAAGAAACGTTAAATTTGAGTCTAAACTTCCTGCAGCTGTATTTATAGCTTTACCAACAGCTCCGGAGGCAAGCTTAGCGTCGCCAGGCGTTATCTTGTTGGCTAAGCCTAAAACATAAGCTCCAGACACGGTGCTAACGCTACTTACCTTATACTTTTTAGAGTGAGTAAAAGTCGCATCGTTAGTGTCTTCAAGTTTCCAAGATATGTATATGTTGTTAGATGTTTCTGTAGAAGCGTTTTCACCATCAGAAGATGGTATAGGAGAGTGTCCTAGTGCTAAGTAAGAATCTACATCTATCTTTATTTTGTCTACGGTTTGATCAATCCTAAATTCATGCTCTTGCATTATAGCACCATCTGTGCCACCATCATTAAGCTGTACGTTATCGTTTAATTGGCTGCATAAGTCAAAGTAATTGTAAGCTATAGACTCTGGAGCTTCTGCTTTAACATCTATTACTTTGTATTTATTCTCGTAGTTTATAGTACCACCATTCGCGCCAATTGTTCTTTTTAATACTAAGTAAGAGTCTTCTTGTATTTTGTTTATGTCAGACGAGTTAAACGTTAGCCACAGATGTTCTTCTTTGTTGTCAAACTCAGTGTCAGAGCCAGGTATAAACGCGGCTGTCATTAAAGCGTTGTAATATTCACCTGAAGTTTCTTTAACGTAAAACTTAAAGTAGCTAGCCCAATCTGGAGCGTAGTTTGACATTTTAGCTTTTATATTTATAGCTTTAGTTGAAACTACACCGTTTACTATGTCGTCGTCAGTAAAAGGGATTTTAATAGAACCTTCTGATGACGTAATTACAGGTGTTTCTCTTCCATACTCATCTCCAAACACTACGCCAACTTGATAGTCTCTCTGAGACTTAACAGATTTTATTCCTCCTGTTTCAAAAGATTCTCTAACGTTTCTTTTTTCGTAACCAGCATAAACTTTAACGTCTTGATCAATATCGTAACCTTGAGTATAATTAGCATAGACTAACCTGTTGCCAACTATTTCTTGAGCTATAGCTTTTCTTGGAACATTGTCGTGCACTCTTAACAACTGGTTTTCTGGAACTGCAGCGTAAATGTTTTCTGTGCTTAAAACATACTTACCTAAATTTCTGTACCTATTTATATCATCAATAGGCTGAAATAGCTGAACACCTAGTCCTGATCCTTTAGCGCTAAACTCTGGATCTGTATTTTTTATTTTGGCTATAGAATATACAACGTTAGAATCATCTTGCTTATATAGTATATCAACTTGAACGACATCTTTAGGTATGTCATGAGGAACGAAGTCCATGATTTCAAGAGACTTTATAGTGTTATACATCGCCGTGTTATAACCTTCTTTTATATCGTAGAAATTAGAAGAGTTGTAAGCTTTAGAGTATTTTGCAGAAATAATAGGCGCAGTAAAAGGACCAAAAGCCGAGTATTCACCGTCAGCATACTTATACCTGTAAGTAAATCTTGGAAACACGTTTTCAAATAAACTTTTTTCCTCTACTGAATCAGTGTGATTAATTTTTATAAAAGGAGCAGTAGATGGTCTTTTTTTAATTACAGTTATATGCTCTTCTTCAATATCTCCAACAGAAGCACCATTAACGTAAAGTAAAGTGTGTTGATTTACTGAAGTTGTTCCTAGCTTGCAGTTTTTTATATTTATTTTTTTTGGCTCATTAACGCCGTCTGTCCACATTAAAAACTCATCAACTATATTTATACCTGTTATAGTTTTAGAAGGAAACTTTAAAGTAGCGCCTTTAACTTTTTTCTTGGTGTCTACAAAAACTAAAGATGAATATTGATTTTCTTCGTCCCACTCTAATATTATATCTTTGTCTACAGATGTTATAAACCAATAAAGTTTATTTTCTTTTTCATCAGCAATAGACCCTATACATGTAAAGTCGTTAGAGCTAATAGCGAAGCTACCATTAAAAAGCTTATCAATTCTTTTGTTGCCAATAATATTTTGAACAGTTCCAACGTTAGAATCTTCTGAAGTAGAAATCTCTACGTTTAACGCTTCTCTATACTCTCCATTAGGTATTAACCTTTCGTCAAGGTCTTTATTCATTTTACCTCGAACAAAAGTATTTTTAATTTCTGGCATAAACTATTATTTTATTTGTTTAGACTTACCTCTTAAAATACGCGTTAAATCGCTAATCTTTATATTTGATAGTCTTAACTTAGCTTGTCGAGTAGCTGCAAACTTTTCTTTTTTAGCTCGTTGAACTATGTACTCTGGAATATTTGATTTAGTAGATAACACCCCATGCGTTATTGACCTGTACATTGCTTCTTCTGCAAACTTGTGAACTTTCATTTCAGACCAAGTGCCAAGACTATCGCTTATGTAATCTAATATTACATCTTTTCCAGAAATATTAGAGCTAAAGTGTATTCTGCCTAATTCTTCATCTATATAAAAAGATCCATTGTTTTGAGCAGCCGAAGGTTCTAGCCCATATCTTTGACCCGCGGCGTTTATACGAAAATCATCAACGTCTGTCGTGCTGTCGTTAACGGCCTCAGTACTACCCGATCCTTTAAACTTTGTCCAAGTAGAAGATTCAAATCTATTTTCTCTTTTTAAATTATTTACATTTGCATCTGATCTAACAGACAGCTCATCTATAGTAGAAGTAACTTCCATATAAGGGTCAGGCTTGTTATTCGCGTTGCTTAAAGGCCAGTTAGCTTGACCGCTGGCTAAAACGTAAACTGTTCCTGAAACGTTGCTAACATCAACACCAGTTATACTTTTTGTTCCAGACTCTCCAGCTGTCCACTCTAAATATCCTAAATCAAAATACTCTGCTGACGCATGGTTAGCAGCTACAGCAGCTCCTACGGCAACATCTCTTATGTTGGCCGCGTCTGGATCTATTGTGCTTAAACCAAACCTTACTGTGCTTGCTGAGTGAGTAAATGTTTCTGTTATAGTCTCTCCAGTATCTTTATCTTCCCTGTAGCTTGTTCCCGTGCCTGACTCTATTGATGTTGCGTTTGCAGAAATCTCTAAAGTTGTCATTCCAGTAACATCTATTTCTTGCCAAAAAGCTTGAGCAGATCCGTGGTAAGTGTTCCCCGTTCTGTGAGGCGCGTTTCTAAACTCTACATTATTGTTAGCTGCGCTATTAAAAACTCTACTACCAAACCAACCAGTACGACCTTCAAGAAGTGTTTGGAATTTACCGCCATTATTATCTAACTTTGATAAAATAGCTGTAGTAGTGCTAAAGTTATCTGTAAAGTCGAAGTCAAGATCACCGTTTTGAACTAGCTGTGAGTTGTCTCCAAAGAAGTATACGCCTTCTTCTTCTTGAGCTATTTGAAAAGGATTTGAAGTTTGCGTAGTTTTATATATAGGATATTTTATTCCTTTTTCGTCTACCCAGCTAATATGAGTATAGTTAACATAGTCTGCAGGTAAAATCATTACTAGAGAAGGTGGAACGTTTATTTGCTGTGACTTTATAGATTTTAGCGTATCAAAAGATAACTCAGCTAAAGCTCTTTGAGCCCAAAAACCCACATCAGATCTACTTACTTTATTTATTATTTTTTCATCACCAACGTAAACAGCCATAAATTGAGAGATAATATCGTCTAGCGATACAAACTGATATTCACCAAAAGGACTTTGGTCAATATTGTTTTCTTTCATAGTACTATTGTAGTACTCTTTGTCGTGACCTTTTTTTAAGTTGTAGTACTCGTTCGCCATTTAATTAAGATTTTTGTTGTTGTAAGTTAGTTACCTCTTGTTGAGTAGCTAGTTGAGATACTTCAGCATCTTTTATAGATACGCCTGCTAACTTTAGTATTTTTAACACAAGCTTATTTTGCTCTGAAGGATGTAGTTCAAAATCGCTGCTTGTAGTAGGGTTCCATAAAGCGCTGTTGCCCTGAAGCAAATAACCCCAGCTTACCGGTTGTAATTTTCTAATGTAGTTTGCATATATTTTTTCTATTCCATCAGGATTTACCCAAATTACTCCATCTTGATGAAGATAGCAGTTAGGTCTACTTAAAGTCCCTTTAGTAAGTGGGCCTTGATTGTATTCCCAAAAGTCTTTTCTTGAAAGTTTGTTTATTTGAACATGACCATGAGAACTTCCTGTTCTAACATCTGTTAATCTGTAAAAATTACTAGGTAACGTGAACTTTGAGTTACCCGCTTCTAGATCTTCGTTCGACAGCGTAACTGACGCGCTAAATATAGCTATTTTGTCTTCTAGCAAAGAGACCATGTCAGACTCGTTGTCGTCACTACCTCTACCTCTTTTAAATTGGTTAAGATCGTAAAAGTATTGCTCAAATATTTCTACTTGAGCTTGGTTAGCAAATAAGTTAAATTCTTGAGGCGTTATATAACCTCTTTGTTCCTTGTTGGCTAGCGCCAATACTGTTTGATATACTGTGTCTACACTTATTGCCATTATGTTTTATTTTTATAGTTAAGCAACCACCCCGAAGAGTGGCTGCTCTACTATAGGATGATTACGCGTTAAATCGCTTTTCAATGTTTGAATATATCTCCATACCTTCATCAGTTTTAAACCAATGCGCAAGAGCGGTGTATGGGTGTTCATCAAACGGTACAGTCATTATTTTTCTATCATTAGATCCCCATATAAAATTACGTTGATCAGCTGATAATTTAATAATTCCTTCTTCTACAGCTTTAATACCAAAGTTTCTAAGCTGAACGTTATCGTCAGCCGCCAACTCTAAGAACAAAACAGGGTTGTTGCGAGCGAATAGTAGTAAATCTCTTTTAAGCTCCTTAGAACTCATCTGAGACACTTCAGATCCTTTTTCTACTCGCATTATAGCTTCAGCCATATCAATATCTATTTGTCTAGCCATTAATATTGCATCTGCTTCCATTTCTAATATTTCTATTTCACTAGCAGCTTCTCTTACAGGCTCATACTCCGTATATAGCTTGTTTTTATCTGGGTGATATAAAGATAGAAGTTTTTGTAGAGTAGTTTTTTCTTTAGGCACAAATAAAGATCCGTTTCTAAAAATAATATGCTCTAATCTTTGATCACCTATCATTTCGTCAACAAAAGGCGTTTTTTGATTTTGACAATACTTTAACTCTCTTTCATAACCTTTTTCCGCGTCAAAGTAGTACACTCCAGCAGACTTTATCATTCTAGAGATAGGTTTTTTATTGCCTTTTAAATTGTAAACTCTATCTTTTATTTCCCAGCTTGGTTTTTTAGGCGTATGCTTTTCAACAACAACCTCAACCATTTCATTTGTAGCTTTTACTTCAGGAGCTACTTCAACCTTTTTTGTTTGTTTTTTTGCCATAATATAATATAATAAAAATTAAAAAAAAAGATCGGGGCCGAAGCCCCGACCATAATTAATTTACTTCAATAACATGAAGTTGTTAGCACCTTGAGTAACTAAACATCTTTCAGTTAAGAAGTGTAGTTGCATTGCATCTAAAGCAGATGTAGCAGCTCCAACCGAACCAGTAGTCCAAGTCTTCATTCTACGATCATCAGTTTGTGAAGCTCTGTAACGTACGTGTAAGAACGGACGCTTGATAGAAGCACCAACAGTTTGATCATATACAGATGAAGAACCAGCAGGAATCATAACCCCACGAATTTCGCCAGAACCTGCAGCATCATTGATACCGCCACGTGTAGCTTTATCGTTTAAGTAACGCATGTCAGACTTATAGAAGTCGTAAGAACCTCTTCTAAATCCAGAGAAACCTAAGTTCAACGCCATATCTTCAGAGTTGTCGAATACTCCGTAAGATGTACCACCAGCACCGTAAGAGTTCATAGAAGCTAACATATCGTCGATAGCTAGAGACGTAGCTCTATTTACAAACATCATGTTTTCTTCAATAGCTCCTTGCTTGTCAAATTCAGCTAAGATAGCGTCAAATTCAGCTAAGTCAGTAGCAGCGTTAACACCAGTAATACCTGAAGTTACGTTACCTCTATCTTCGATAGCATCGAATAAACCTTGAGTACCTACGTTAGCATGACCTAAGTAGTCATCAACGCCGTTACTACCAGAGCCTTTAACAGACTCTAACATAGACATTTCAACATAGTCGTTAAAACGAGCGCGAGTATCAGACTCAGCTTTTAAGTACCACAAGTAACCGCCTTGTCCAGCTTCTGTAGAAATTTCTACCCAACCGATACGAGACGCATCTGATCCAGACACTTCGTAGTAGTCCTTCATGATGATAGGCTTGTTAGTAAAAGTTTGAAACTGTGGCTCGTTAGCGCCTCTTGAATCAACGTCGTTTGCAGCGTCGTTGTCAGCTTGGTAACGTCTAGCTTTTCCGTACTCAGAACCATAGACTAAAATAGTAGTAGTCTTGTCTGTGTTAAGCTGATCAATATCAACGCCGTCATAAGCAGATAGTGTTAAAGAGTCGTTGTTAGCGATGCCTGTAACCATAGCTTTAAATACGCCATTAGCATTAGAAACAACAACAGTGTCGTTTAATCTAACGCCGTGAGCAGTATCAAGACCAGCTTGAATATAATTAGCTTCATCAATGTCAGCTTGAACTAAGAAAGTGTTGTCTGCTGTTAACTTACCTTTGTAAGACAAGTGCAAACGTCCTTGCTCAGACCATACAACTTGATCAGCTGTCATAGCCTCTTCAGCTCCTATTTTAGCTAGAAAGCCTGAAATTGTTCTTGGGCCGAAAACTTCAGCCTCTTTTTCCATTAAATCTGGAACGTATTGTTGACCCCAACCAGCGTTGTCGCCAGATGATAAGTCTAAATAATTTGTAGATAACGTTTGCTTTCGTGAAGCAGGAACGCTATTCAAATTATCACCGGGTGTAATTGCCATAATAAATATGTTTTAAGTGTTAATTATTTTTTAATTTTAAATTTAAAATCAGAAGAGCTATCACCTAGCACCCTTACTTTCATCTTGCTAGTATTAACATCACCAGCAAATTGCTGGCGAGGGCTCATGCTAACATTTTTAGCTTTAGCAACGCTTTGCTTTAAAGCATCTGCCTTGCCTTGCTCGTAAAAGTGCTGTGCAATTGCATCAGCATTCATAGCTGTAAAAATACTTTTGTGATAACCCTTAGCATCTGATATTACATTATCTTCATTCAAAAACTTTTTGACAAAGTTATTAATATCGCTTTGAGTTTCTTTAACACTGTCTATGTTCTTAACGTTATATCTAAACTTCTTATCACCGACTTTATATTCAAATCCTTTGAATTTTTCGTTAAACAAGTTATTAGTTTTGTTCATAAACGCGCTGTGTTGTTTCTCAGCTACTTTTCTGTTGTCTTCCGACTCTTTGTTATATCGATTAAAAAAGTCCATTGCCTTTTGATATTCATCGTTAGGCGCTTGACGCATTTTAATCTCATCGTAATATGTGGATTTTACACTTTCCAAGTGGTTCTTTGCCTGAGCAACTTGCTCCTTCAAAGCTAATTTTTTTCTTTTTATATCTCTTTCATCATCTAATTCTTCATCAAAAGAAAACTGATCTTCCATCATGAAGCTTATTTCCTCTAAGTTTAGATGAGGTTTAGTTTGCTTATAGTATTCTCTTAGCAGCGTTAAGTTATCTAAATCAGAGTAATCTCTATTTAGCTTAACATAATCTTCTATGTCGCCACCAGTCTCACTCATAAAGTCAACTAACTTTTGAATGTTTTCTGGTAAAGGCTCTCCTGTAGCTTCCGCTTCTTGTACGGCTTCTTCTACTTCGTCAACTAATTCTTTCAAAGCCTCGTTTGGCTCTTCGTCAATAACTTCTTCTAGTACTGCATTTTGTGCTTCGGCTTCCGGCTGTACTTCTTCTTGTTCCGGTGTGGTGTCGGCACTTTCATCGCTTCCAACCACTCCTGCGTCGTCAGTTGAGCCATCTGCAACTTCTGCTGCTTCTTCTGGTTTCTCATCTTCAATTGGTTTATCCAAATCTATTTTGATAACACTGTCGTCGCCAGCGCTTTCAAATTTACTTTCATCAACTGTATCTACAGTCTCTTGCGTAGTCTCGTCGACTACTTGTTCATTTTTTTCTTCTTCCATAATAAAATATTATATAATTAGTAAAATTACCTAGGCTCAAACGAGCCTAAGTCAAATCCACCTCCAATAGTATCATTACCTGAAGACTCAAAGTTTTTAGGTGGTTTACCTGTCTTTCTTTGATCTATAAGCTCTGACTGTTGTGAGGCTTGTATTTTAGTTCTTTGATCTTTACGGTCTTCTTTAGTAGACTCTCTACTCAATACGTTTTGCATATCCATTTGTCTAAGCTGCATGTTATACTGAAACTCTTGAGCCATAAGCTGAGATTTAATTTGCGCTTCAGCTTGTAGCTTTTGAGCTTCCATCTGAGCTTCTACTTGTTTAGTTTGCATTTTAGCTTGCTCTAACGCTTGTTGTTTTTGTATTTCTAATTGAGCGGCCGCTTGTTGCTGTTGAGTATTAGCTTGTGCTTGAGCCTGTATATTTTGCTGTTGCATTTGCTGATCTCTTTGCATTTTCTTTTTTCTACGTATTTTGAGAAGTTGATTAGCTAGCTTAACGTTTTTAATATCTCTTAAGTCTATAGCATCTTCTAAATCTATACTTTGCTGCGCTATGGCTTGCTGTATGTTGTTTTCTAATATAGCTTGTTCTTCCTCATCAGGCATAAGCTCTAGAAATATACCAAAGTCATATAAGTGTAGGTTTGACATTTCTTCAAGCGTAGCTACATTGTGCACGCCAATGCTTTGTATGAAAGCTTCTTTTGTAGGAGAGTATTCTATAATATCAGATATTCTTAACGATAGTTGCTCTGCAACTTCAGCTGTTAAAAATAGTCCTGAATCAAGTATATGTCTAGTTGCTGTGTTAGAGTTTGCAGCCGCAAGCTTTTGAACGCCTAGTAAAGCTCTTTCGTCAGGCGTGCTACCATCGCGCGCTTCATTAAGCCCGGTTACGTCGCGTATCATTTGAAGATAATAGTTGTAGTTACCTATTAACGCTTGTATTTTGTTACCTCCAGATCCAGATGTTATTTCTTGAATAGGAACTTTACCAGGATTCATATCGCCTTCAGAAGTAAATGACCTACCAATAACACTACCTGTTTGGAAGAACATATTTAAAGCTTCTTGTGGGCTGTAGTTAGTTCCATTACCTAAATCTATTTCAGCTAAACCATCAGCGTCTAAATAAACGCCATCTGGAACCATACGCGACATTACTTGCTGTAGCTTTAAATGTGTTAGCTGTATCATGTCGGCAAATCCAGTAATACGCTTTACTAAAGATTCTATTCTACCTTTATACATTCTTGGCGCTACTATGTTGTAGTTCATTTTAACTTTAGTAAAATCGCTTTTTGGCCTCATCATGTTTTTAGCCATTTGCCATTTTAGTAGTTTTTTGGTGCCAAGAACCATAGCGCCTTCATATAAACACTCTATTGATCTTTGCAGCTTGCTATAATCAGTAGCGTCTTCAGGTGGGTTAAAGTTATCGTCTTTTTCAATAAGCTTACTAGCGCCACTAGCTGTTTCTTTTACTTTGTAGACTTCGTTCATATACGTCTTATAATTAAAATATAAAACTTGAACTCTATTTTTATCTGTATCTTCGTAGCCTACGCCGCTGTATTGGCTGTTAGATTTTTGAACGTCGGCGCTGTTTTGTATTTCTTCTAAATCTTCATGCGTTAAGTGCGGAAACTCTTTAGCTAACTCGTTTAGAGGTATTGTTTTAACTTCACCAATATAATACAAGTCGTCAAAGTAAGGTGAGTCTGTGTAAGAGTAAACTATGTCTGCAGGATCTACATATTTCACTGTAACTCCTTCTGAAGTGTTAAAATCTGTTTTTACAGCAGCTATACCAAGTACAGTTAAATCGTAGTAAAGCTGTTTTTTAATTAAATCGTAATTATTGCCATCAAGCAAAACATTTATAGCTTGCTCTTCCGCTAATTCTACAGCCTGCTTATAGGTTAACTGCATGTGCAGCTCTAGTTCTTCTTGAGTTTCAGGTAATGTAGCTGGGTCGTTTTGATAAAGGTTTATACCAAACTCTTCAGCGGCAAAGTCATTCATCTCTTTAGTAGCCATATCTCCAAGTACACTTTCCATATACTCTGTTCGTTTAGCTACACCGTATGGGTCTTGAGAATACGCCTTAATGTCAAAAGATCTATTAGCTAAGCCGTTAACTACTATATCTACAAATTTAGGTATAATAGGTACAGGTGTCCAATCAAGGTTTAAGTAGCTTAAGTCACCATTTATAGAAAGTTCGTCTTTATATTTTTGTATAGACTGCTCTCCTCTAGCGTATAACCTTAAGTTATGATAGTTGTTAAAATTGTTTTGATACCTATTGTGGTTTCTATCGTTGTTAAACCACTCTGTTTCGATTGCTTTAGCAACCTTTAAACCGTAGTCATAGCTTAACTTTTCAGCATCACTAACTACTTGACTTGGAAAATAACTCTTTATAACAGACTCTGCCATACTTTTATTTTATTATTTTTGATATTCCACCTTGGTTAGAATATTTAGATATATTTATGTTTACTTGCGGTCTTTTAATATCCGCGTGTGGTCTGTAAAGGTGACGATTGCAAGCCATTATAGCTAAACCAGAGCTTATAGCGGCATCAAACTTAGTTCTTTTGTTTATATCAAACTTAGCCCAATCATTTAAAGTTCTATTGAAATACACGTTACCGTATACTCCTTCGTCTAAATGACCTACGTGATCATTGATATACATTTCTATAGCCGCAGCGTGAGCTTGCTTTATATCTTCACTAGAGTTAGGTATACCACCTATTTCTTTTTCAGCTGTACTTAGCTTGTTCCAAGCTTTATCTGGTCTATTCATACTAAAACCTCTGTACCCTCTTCTTTTAAAGTAGTATAAAAGTCTTGGTTTGTTATTTTCTGCTAACAATGGCATGCCGTAAAATATGCAAGCCATTAGTATATCTTCAAAAAATATCTCAGCGGTTTGTGGTCTAGCAATATATTCTAAAAAGAAATGGTTTGGCGGAGCGTCTTCCATGCTAAACTTAGTTAGTCCATGAAGAGATCCGTTGGATCCTCTACCATCAACAGTACCGCTAATATCATAGCTATCGCAGCCAAAGGCGCCCATATGCTCATTACCAGGGTACTTAACACCATTTTTTATTATTACATTGTTTTGAAGTCTAGGTTGAGGTGTCCAACTTATGTTAAACCTTCCTTTTGGGTCAGGATTAAAAACTACAGCTGTGTCCTTAACTCCACTTACCCACTGAAAATTACCAGTGTTGTAAACAGCGCTATTTCCTATTCCTTCATTATAATCTATTTGCTCGTATATTTTAACTAAATTAAATATACTGTTTTTTGTTTCATCTCTAAACGCATGCTCTTCAGTTCTTGGAAACTGACGATAAAATTCGTTTAATGCATCTTGATCTTCTTTTAAACCTTCTACCTCGTTGTTCCAATTATCTATAACGCCTACGTCAATTAATTCACCGTCTGGTCCATGAACATCTCGTCCTGGAGTAGTAAAGACAGGTCGTCCATATTCGTCAATAAATCCTTCAAAGTTCCACTCCATTGGAATAAACAAAGCATATAAACCAGATTTTGTTTGACCATTTTTATTTCTTCGAGTTACATCACTATCATTATACAATCTTTTGAAGTTATCACCACCTTTATCTAACGCGTTAGACGTTGATCCCATCATGCACTTGCCGATAATTCTACTACCTAGTCTAAGACAAGTTTTTGTAACTCGCCAGTTGTTAAGTATGTTATCGGGCCTCTCCCACTTGCCACTTTCATCGTGAACTAACAGTGATAATTTTTCACCATCATAACTGTTGTCGCCTGTGTTCTTCCAATCAATTGTTGTGTCAAGACCTTTTATCTCCTCTAGCTTTTCGTTAACCTCTATTTTTTTACGAGTAAACTTACTCGCTGGCACACGATATGCTAGCTCAGACTTTGGTCTGTCCATACCATCTTGAATAGGTTTAAAGAAAAAAGGATAATTTATTGATATAGGCACAACCTTGTCAGTAAACATCTTTTTAGCATCACCACCACTCTTGGATAGTATTCCATATCTACTATCACTCGATATTGTAGCTAAGTTAACGGTTTCAGCAGAGCTCATGAAAGAAAATCCAGAACGTCTGTTTTTAAGATAACACATGCCGTAGCAGCGCTTGTCTGCTTTACAAGCTTCCCAGAATATAAAAAACAATCTATTTGCTTCACGAAAGTCTGGGGCACCAACATCTATTTTCGACCATTGGAGGTACATGTAGTGAGTTCCTGTAATATAAGTTGGAACACTAGCATTCTGAAACCAGAAACCTTCGTCACGCCTTTTGAATTCTTCATCTATATAATCGTACCATTGTTCTTTTTGCTCTTCCGGGTATGCTTTCCAGTCAAATATAGTTTTTATCTTATCTAACAGCTTTGGCTTATCTAACTGCTTCCACTTGCTATGCTTGTTATTATGTACTTCTTTAGGTTGTTTAGGTAAAGCTACTCGCAAGCCTTGTATTTCATACACATCACCTATTTGGCCAGTTTTAGATATAACTACAATATCATGTTCTTTGTTGTAGCCGTAATGCCATTTTTTACCTTTATTAAGTCTACTTAAAGTAGTCTTCTTAATAGGTTCAACTATTTTATATAACGTTTGCTCGTAACTCATTTAGATCTTCCTTCAGCAAAACCTTTAAATACTCTCTCTTCTTTCTTTTCTGGCTCTTTACCCTCCAGCAAGTTTTCTTCTTCTTGAATACGATTGAGTATTTCAAAAGCATCAAATATAGCTAGCTTTTTAGTAGCGGCAGCGTTTTTAAGCCTATCAGCTGTAATATCATCACCACTATCAACGATAGCTTCTTTAGCCACTTTGATAAGTTCTTCAACGGCTCTATGCCCAGCTTGGATTATACTC